GATAACCTACGCCGATGAGGTAGATGCTCACTTTGGTATCCCCTGGATAAATGATTTAAAGTATGAGAAGGGCGAGCTTGCGTGTGCATTATCGAGTGCTGAGATCGATGCCTTACCGCAGGAGCGCGCAGAAACCTTGTCCCGTCTGATATTGGACCAACCGGAGTCGGAGAAGGAAGATCCAATCCAATGGGGTTGGACTCTTCCCGGTTGGAGGCGGGTGATGGATAATTGGAAGAATGATAAGATTCATGTGATCCTCGGCGGTAATCGTTCGTCAAAGACAACTTTCGCGTCCCGTCTGCTTGTGCATATGGCACAGACTATACCTGAAGCTGAGATTCGTTCCTTGCATGTATCGGAGGAGCGAAGTATTGCGGATGCCCAAAGGTACATATGGGAAGCACTTCCCATGAGGTACAAGCGGGCAAAGAAGAAGAGCGAGAACCATTCCTTGCAGTACACACAGAAGAATGGATTCAACTCCGCCAAGGCGATCCTACCGCCAACCACGCCAGGTGCGGAACGGGGGAGTACAATATCTTTTAATAACTATAGGCAGTATCAGGCAGACCCGCAGATATTTGAGGGATGGTCAGCGCATTGCATTCATATGGATGAGGAAGCGCCTGAGCAGATATTTGAGACATTGGTAGGGGGCAGAACTGTGGACTACCACGGACGGGTACTGTTAACCTTCACCACCTTGCAAGGGTGGACCCCATTGATTAATAGTCTGTTGAAAGGCGCTGAGACGGTGGAGACGAAATACAGCGAATTGATGGGGCGTGAGTTACCTATTGAGCAGATATCCACCAATTGGCCTGATTGTAGAATTTATTATTTTTGGTCTGAGATGTCCCCGTTCGTTGACTACAACGAACTCATCCGCACCTACTCAAAACAACCACAAGAGGTAAAACTCGCACGCTTATACGGCATACCTAGCAAGGCGATGGAGGGGAGATTCCCTAAGTTCAACCGCGACACCAATGTCGTCCCCCATGAACGAATCCCCTTCATCGCCGACCCTACAGTGCGTGCCACTCGCTACTTTGTATGCGATCCTGGCGGAAGTAAACCGTGGGTGGCGATATGGGCGGGTGTGCTAGAGGACGGATCAATCTATGTTTATCGTGAGTTCCCCGATTCATCGATGGGCCAATGGGCATTGCCGCATGTTAATGCCGTAGGCAAGAGCGTGGGAAAGCCCGGCCCTGCCCAAAGGCCACTCGGTTGGGGGTACATTGATTACCGCGATCACTTCGAGGCATTAGAAGAGGGCGAGGACATATTCGAGCGAATCGTTGACCCCCGCATGGGAGCCGCCACCGTCAGGGAGAAGGAGGGGGAGAGTAATATAATTAACACAATGGCAAATCTTGACTTTATCATGCGTCCCGCTCCAGGCGTGGAAGTGGAGGCGGGTATTGCGAAGATTAATGATGCACTAGCATGGGATGATACTGAGCCAATGACCGATAAGAACAGGCCCAAACTCTTTGTGTCTGACAGGTGTGAGAATCTAATATCCTCGATGCTCGAATATACGGGCAGTTCAAGACAGGAACATTTTAAAGATTTCGTAGATTGTATCAGATACCTAATGATTAGCGGAGCTGATCACATTAGTCACAATAGCTTGATGTGTACAGGTGGTGGTGGGTATTAATCTTGCCATGTCAACTACAAAAGGCTACATTATGCTACGCATATGCAGTCTGCCGCCGATCCCGAACTTTTATATGTCAGCAAAGAACCTGACATAAATTATCTTGCAGAAACTTACCGCCGTACACAAGCAGACTTAGGCGAGTGGTTAGATCGCAGACAGCGGGATTATGATGTAAGAAACTGCATGTGGTCAGGTAAATCTGACGACTTCAAGAAGCATTCCAATCTTAGCTCCACAGGAGATGTATTTCCGTGGGATGGAGCGAGTGACCAAGAAATCCGCATGGTAGATAATCAGATCAACAAGTGTGTTGCGATGGTTATGAATGCTGTAAGACAGGCACATATAGTCGCCACTCCGGTTGAATCCGGGGACATTGAGCGTGCTAATGTGATATCGATGTTCCTTCGTTGGTTGATCAACACTAAGATGGAAGAGTTCTACGATCAGTTGGAGCTTGGTCTTAATCACTTCTTTGAGAAAGGGCTTATGTGCCATTATGTGTGGTACGACTCACAGGATTTAAAACAACAGCAGACTATTCGTCTTGATGAAATAGCACAGGCACTTCCATCTATTGCAGAAGTAATTCAGAACGGAAGCATGGATGAGGAGTTATCTGCAACTTTGAAGGATCAGTTTAATGTATCCAAGAGTAAAGGTAAGGCCATGCTCCGTGAGTTGCGTAAGGATGGGACTACGACAATTCCTGTTACTCGCCAAGTCGTAAATCGACCACGCCTCAAAGCCCTTGCTCCTGATGAGGATGTATTTTGGCCTAACTACACAATTGATCCGCAGGAAGCACCATATGTATTTCATGTGTTACATATGACTCCCGAACAGTTGCGTGCAAAGATTGCATCAGAAGGTTGGGATGAGGAGTTTGTGGAGAAGGCGATGGAGTTATCTCAGCATACGCAAAGAGATGACACATTGTATAATGTTCGCCAAATGGACGAAGTAATCCGAGATGATGATGAGACTATTAGAATAGTGTACTGTTATCAAAGATTGTTAGATGAGGATGATATACCCGGCATCTACTGCACGATCATGCATCCTGATGTGCCTGATCTTTATGCCAAGCATGAGTTGTTAGATTATGCTCATGGCAAGTATCCGTTCGTAATTACAAAGTACGAACAAACTAGCAAAAGACTTTACTCTTCCCGCTCAATACCTGAACTCGGTGAACCGTTACAGCAGGTAATGAAGATTGAGACTGACTCGATGATTGACCGTCAGTCATTGGCAACTTTACCACCACTCGAACATCCACTAGGTCGCCCTCCAACAAAGTGGGGACCGGGGGTTCGTGTTCCGTATCGCACACCTGGCGAGATTCGTTGGGCAGATACACCACGCTTTGATGGTGGTAATGTAGAAGTTCGCAGATACATCCAAGAGATGTTTGATAAATACTTCGGCAACTTGGCTCCTGGCGTTGATCAGGTAGAATCGCAGAACAAACAGCAAGCGGTAATCAATAAAGTATTTACCCATCTTAAGTATGTGTTTGAACAAGTATGGACGCTATATCAGCAGTATGGACCCGATGCTGAGTTTTTCCGCGTTACCGGTATGCAGGATGTGCAGAAGTTTAGCAAGGGAAGAGCGGACGAAAGATTTGACTTTTACCTACAGTTCGATGTTGCGACACAAGATCCACAACAAATGCTTGAGCGAGTAAAGGCGATTGCCGAGCTTGCCCCTGCGCTTGACAGATCAGGTACATTGGATAGCGAAAGACTTTTACAACTAGCAGTAGGGCAGATTATGCCTGGTGCATCTGAGAAGATCATGATTCCAAAGGAGACTGCGTCTCAGAAAGCGGTGGATGAGGAGAGACAAACAATTGCAGAGTTAGTGGCAGGAGTGCCTCCGAATGTTCGTCCACAAGATGCGCATGAAGTGAAAATGCAAGTATTTCAACAATGGTTATCACAGCCTGACATTCAACAGAAGGCACAACAAGATCCGGCATTGCAGGAGCGTATACAGAACTACATGCAACAGCGTCAGATGCAGATCACACAGAAGCAAAATGCTCAGATCGGCAGACTTGGTGCGGCTCCAACGCAGTTCGGGCAAACCGCAAATCAAGCGGCATAGAAAGGAAATAATATCATGCCAATGGTAGGAAAGAAAAAATTCGGTTACGGCACAAAAGGCAAAGCGGCGGCTAAAGCTTATGCGAAGAAGACCGGCAAGAAGATGGTCAAAAAGCGTGGCAAGCGGTAGACCAACTAAAGTAAATTCGCCAAGACGAATCCGCAAAGGCGAGCCAGGGTATGGTAAGAAGAAGTTTGTAGTCTTAGCATCTGAGGGTGGTAAGAAGAAAACTATCCGTTTTGGAGATGCTAATCTTAGTATTAAGAAAAATAACCCTGCTCGTAAAAAGAGTTATTGTGCAAGGAGTGGTGGTATCAAAGGGAAGAGTACTAAATTAAGTGCTAATTATTGGTCACGAAAAATGTGGAACTGCTAGATGCCTGCGAAGAAAAAGACGAAGTCCCGCGTAAACGAGGCGGGCAACTACACAAAGCCCACCATGCGCAAGAGGTTATTTGAGAAGATCAAGCGTGGATCGAAGGGCGGTAGAGCAGGCCAATGGTCAGCACGCAAAGCACAAATGCTTGCAAAAGAGTACAAGGCGAAAGGCGGAGGATACCGCTAATGCCACTCAAGAAGTCACAGAAGTCCCTCAAGCGATGGACAAAACAAAAGTGGCGCACCGCATCAGGCAAGAAGTCATCCGAGACAGGCGAGGTCTATGCGCCTGCCAAAACAATTAAGAAGCTAAAAAGCACAAAATCGGGTAGAGCAAAACTTGCGGCGGCAAACAAAAAGAAGAGAGCCGCAACTAGCAAAGGTAAGCAATACGCCAAGCACGGTCTGCACAAAGGTAAGAAGAGATGAGAAGATGTCTCATTTGCAGAAGGAGATGTATTGGATCGTACTGTTGGCGATGTTCTTCATCGAACGAGAGGTCATAGTAGACACAGCCTTTTTTGTTATGGGCATAATTTACGAATACTTTAAATGAGTAAAACAAATCACGAATTAGATCATGAGGATACGATTAGAGCGTTGTCCGCTCTCAAGAACGACCCTAACTTCCGACAATATATTGCAATGCGTGAAAGTATGCGTGAAGAAACTATCCGGGCGTTGCAGACTCCGGAGATCATCGCAGACACAAACAGACACTTTTATATCACGGGTAAACTTGAAGCAATAGACGAAGAGTTGGATACTTTCTACAAGCTTTAGTGTGTTATTATTCATAACTTACCCTCTGCGCTTGGGGTGGCGCAGGGGGTTTTTTATTGCGTTTGTCAAGACAATATACTACATTTTGCTACACTAGGTTACGCCTTGAATATTATGGAAACATTAACCGAAGAGGTTATCTCGGAGTCCTCTGAAAATTCCGCGAACATAGAAACGCCCGCTGATGGGAATGTATCAATGGCAGAACTTGCTGATCAATTACTAGCAAGTAAGCAAGCCAAGGAAGCACAACCTGAAGCAAGCACCGAAGAAACGGACGAACCCGCTGAAGAAACTGCGGAGCCTACGGAAGTTTCAGAGGAAACACAGTCTGCTGAAGATGTGGAAACGGAGGATGATTCATCGCCGCCCCCACAACCTTCGGAATTTGATCTTTCAAAGTACAATATCGACCTGGATAACTTATCTGAGGAAGAAAGTCGTAACTTAGCAAAGGCCCTGAATGCATCTGCGGTCAAGCGCTTTGGTAGACTTACTGCTCAGAAAAAAGCATTACTTGCAGAAAACGCAGAACTACAGGCACAAGCAGAGCAGGCACAGCAAGTGCCAAACAGTGATATACCTGCGTTCCTCAAAGACAATGCTTTACACAATGTTACAGACATACAGTCATTAACCAAAGAAGTCGAAAATCTAAACACGCTTATTGAGTGGGCAGAGGATGGTATGGACAACGAAGTCCAATACGATGACAATGGTAATGAGTATGTGTTGCAGGATGGTGACAAGACCTACACCAAGGCAGACCTCAAGCGTATCCGAGCAAATGCAAAAAACATAATTCGCAAGGATGCCCCGGCTCGCCAAAAGTGGATACAGGAAAGATCACAATCTGATCAACAGGCATTGCAGACATTCCAATTCTTAGGAGATGCGGAAAGTGATGACTACAAGTTATTCATGACTGTAAAGCAGTCACCGATGTATAAGCCTTTCCTGGACCATATGCCAAATTCTAACTTTGCGCTTGGTCTGATGGTAGAAGGTTTAAAGACGGTGAAAGCAAGACAGTCACAACAAGCGAAACCTACGCCTAAACCAAAAGCACCTGTGGCATCAACAGAAGCAGGCACGGCAAAGGCAAAGACACCGCAATCAAAAAAGCTGAAGGCTGTGGAAGCGGCGAAGAAGAAATACGAAGCTTCCGGGTCAATGGCAGACTATCAACAATATTTAAAACTTAGAAAATCTTAGGAGGAAAATAAAAATGGCTAAAGCCGCTTCTTATAATACCGCCGGGAACCGCGAGGACTTAACGGATGTCCTTACAATTTTGGAACCCGAATCTACGCCATTCGTAAGTATGGCAAAAAAAGCTACCGCATCAGGAACATTCTTTGAAGTACAAGTCGATGACTTGGCTGTTGCTTCATTTGATGGTGTTAATGAAGGCGAAGATGTTACTAGCTTTGACAACAAAGCTGCTAACCGCGCTCGTATCGGAAACTATGTGCAGAAGTTCCGCAGATCATACGCAGTCTCGGACATACAGGAACTTGTAGACACAGCCGGAGTTGCATCCGAGTTTGCAAATTCCGAGGCTAAAGCAGTTCGCGAAATTAAGCGCGACATGGAAGCCGCAGTATGTTCAGCACAGGATCGTCAAGCAGACTCCGGAGCAGGCGCACCATACAAAACCCGTGGAATGTTCAAGTTCCTTGGTCTTGGTGGTCAACCATCCGACATCCCTGCCGCTTTCCAAAATGTTGCTAACGACACAACCGGAACGCAAACCGAGACAACCTTCAACAGCGTTCTTCAGGAACTCTACGAAGCCAACGGAATGCCAGGCGGACAACTCACCTTGATCGCAGGTCCAACTCTTAAGAAAGAGATTAGTGACTTTGCCCGTCAAGAAGGTTCAACAACTGCATTATCCTTCCAAGTTACTCAGCCTGCTGAGAGCAAGAAGATCACCTTGTCTGTAAATTTCTACGAAGGAGATTTTGGAAATGTGGCAATCGTGCCAAGTACTCTGCTTAACAGGACTTCAGGAAGTTCCACTATCGACAAAGATGCCGGACTTCTTATTGATCCTGAGTATGTGGCAATCCACACCTTGAAAGCTGAGTCTAATTCTGAGCTTGAGAATCAAGGCGGCGGAAGACGCGGTTTCTGCGATGTAATTGCAGGCCTCGCGGTTCACAGCCCGAAAGCTCACGGTTACTTTAACTAATCTTAAATTAGGAGAACCAAAGACATGGGAAACCAATTATCAAACAACGAATTAATGGGTGATTTTACGGAAGTAATTACACTTACTTTTGAAGACATTCAATCCGCAGGAACTACTGCAACCGCATTTGCCACTATCCCCGCAGGAGGTGGAATTGATGTTGCCGTGGTGTACGAAGCTGAAGCTCTTGCAGGTGCTACCGATATTACTTTAGATGTCGGCACAACCGAAGGTGATCCTGATGAGTTCATTGACAATTTAGATGTCGATGGAATGTCTGCGCCTGTCGCAAACACAGGTGAGTCGTTTGTGCAAGCCGCCGGTAATACCACTATCGAAGGTGGATCTTTGCCTGTTGGACTTACACAATCTGACGCAACTGTATACTATAAGTTCGGAGGAACAGTAGCCAATTTAACAGCCGGTAAGGTTGTTATTGGATTACGCATTTTCGATCTTGGTAGATTCGCGTAAGCACGCATTTAGGAGGGGAGAGGTTCGCCAAGCGGGCCTCTCCCTAACCTACAACTAAACGATTATGCCTAATATACTTTTACCTCAGTGGAAGAACGGAAACGGTTCACAGTTTATGAAAAACTTGGATCGTTATTTGCGTTACGAAGTGGACCTCGAAAAACACGAAGCATCTATGCGTGAACAAATGGCACGCAAGGAAAACGAAGAGATGGGCGTGGCAAAGACTGAAGGACTAGGTCAGTTAAAAGCCACAATCCCCGCCAGGGAATTTTTCCGTTGGCATCAATCTCATCGTGGATGTTGGTCAGATAAGAGCTTCATAAAAGAGTTCCTTCGTGATAATCCATCTTTCAAGGCAAAGTCATTAGGTAAGCAATCATTTTCAGCACCAAGCTTTAAGCCCGCATGAGACAGGTAGCGATAAGCACAATGCTCACCAACCTTCAGCACTTGGTTGGGGTGGACTCGCTACTTACCACAGAGCAGAATGCGGCTATACGGAGTTTTAACCGCTTTGGCAGATTAGCATGGGAGCGCACTAGGTGGCCCGATACTATCCGCCTGGAGCAGAAGACACCTGATCTACAGGTACGCAATGTAACTGTGGGCAATGGTGGCACAGGTTATAGTTCTGCGCCAACAGTATCCTTCTCAGGCGGAGGAGGTTCATCAGCCGCCGCAACTGCAACCATCGACTCGGATGGCAAGGTAAACGGAGTTGCGGTAACTAACCAAGGGACGGGATACACATCAGCACCAACCGTGGCATTTAGTGGTGGTGGGGGAAGCGGAGCAACCGCAACCGCATCAACCATGAATGTCTTGGAGTTTGGTAACACAATAGGCGAGGTTTTGCGTGTTACTAATAATGACCCATATGATGTGGGACATGCGGATGAAGTGGCATTTCGTGTCGAATTTTCATCCACAGGATCTTCTGATTTTGGACAGGTTACGCTAGTAGACCGCTCAAGCACTAAACCTGTATTTGTGTTATACCGCACACCATTCACGGACTATTCGTCAGGTAGCTCTGACTTTCCTTATATCTTTAGCGAGTATGCGGTATACGGAGCATATGGAGATTGGTTAAACTCGGATGGTCAGACTGACAAGGCGCAGGTCGCATATAATCAGGCAGAGGCGCTTATAACGGTTGAGCTTGATAAGCTTGAGCGTCAGCAAGGCCAACAAAACTTTATACAATTCGTAACATACGGAACAACAATTCAAACATCTATTTAATCATGGCATCAGAATACAGAGGATTAGGACTTAACGGCGGGGAGTATATTAACGATACTGCGGCCCATACAGGCAACTTTTTCGCAATACAGGCAACGGAGGAAACTGTGCTTGCGGCACAAAGTTCAAACATAACTAACTTGGATGACATATGCACAGGGCAAGACGCAACTGCATTAGCCGCAGGGACAGTCATTTACGGAAACTTTACAAGTGTCACTTTAACAAGTGGTGCTGTAATTGCATATAATATTTAATGTCTACCTCGTCCATATCGCTAGGATTAGGTCTAGGCGGAGGTAAGTCTGCAACATCGAGCGGTCGTCCTGCGGGTGGGGGTGGAGCTTCGTTTACGAATCAATACAGCGCAAGCCTTGATGGTACTAATGATATGGTAATCTACAATGCCACTGCCAATGGAGTAAATTCCGGCAAAACAGCACTTGGTACTTTCACGGGTAGTATGTCTTTCGCACTGTGGTTTAAACAAAGTGGTGGTGTTTATGAATCTTTAGTTAGTAGTAGACACTCTGCTTGGAGTACTTCGGGAGTTTCAGGTAATAAACTTACTGCTGCGGACGGGGTACAAGGAAAGTTTGATATAGATATAGCATTTGGTACTACTTTGCGAGCATTCGTATACGACAGTAGCTCTAGGACACTTCTCAATTTATCCGCAGGAAGTGTAACGCATAATGCGTGGAATTTTGTGGCTTATGTATTTGATCAGTCAGCAGGTACTCATGTCGTTTATGTAGGTGACGAATCCACAGCACCTTCAGTAGGTAGTACATTGAGTAATTCATCTACTATGGAGGACTTTGCAAGTGGTTTCAATGTAGGAGATGGACAGCAAGCAACTTTTGAAGGTTTAGTCGATGAGTTTGCTATCTTTGATGGAAAAGCTTTATCTAGTTCGGAAGTTGCTACTATTTGGAATAGTGGAAAAGCCTTTGACTATAGTAGCGATGCATCATTAAACCCTGTAGGTTTCTTTAGGATGGGAGACGATGATGGAGGAATAGGCACATCTATAAGCAACAGTGGTAGCGGTAGTGACAGTGCTGATGCTATTAACGGAGCGTCCTTTGTAAGCGGAGCAGGTAACACACCCGGAAATTAATAATTATGAGCAGAAAATATGTAATTATTGACGCATCGGAAGTAAGTGCTGTTGACTTTAACGAAGTACTTGAAACAAGTCCTACCACGCTTAGATACTCGCTAGACGGGTCTCAGACCTTTGTGAAGTACGAAGGTGAAACACCATCATTTCTTGAGGGTAAAACTCAATACAGCCATTCCGAAATACTTACGATTTTAGCAGGTGAGGATTGGACCGATCCGATTAGGTAATGGCAACTGAGGTTGGTGAAAATGTACAGGTCAAAGCCAATCTTGCATTCATGGCGAAGGTCATCGCCATCGTTGGAACCGCCGTATGGGGTTATTCCGTTATATGGAACAAGATTAATGAACTCGATAATAGCCTGGGGCGAGTCCAACACGAAGGTACTTTGCTTGGGGATTTATCTGCTCGCATGATGCACTTAGAGAAATTCGCAGAGCAAGCAAAAGCGGATCTCGATCATTTGGTGGAGATGCAAGACGCTCCGATTACTTCCGACTATCAGCAGTTTGAGAGGCTTAATTATTTAGAAAAGGAGTTGGATCGTTTGCGAAACAGGGTGGAGGAGTGAGATGGAAGTTTCCCACTATATGTTTGCAGGAGTTGGCGTTGCCATCTCAATCCTTGCATTCTTTATTAAGCGCAACAAGTGGGAGATTGATGACATGAAGGAGCGTCTTCGACAAATCGAGATCAGCGATGCCGGACAATCCAAGGATGTCGAGCATCTAACCAAGCTCGCAGAAGATAGGCGCATTGATATTAAAAACCTTTTTAAGAAGTTGGATGCAAAATAATGTTCGAGCTACTTACACTATTTTTGACGGGTGGTGGTTCAGCCGCAATGGGAAGCATACTCAAGGGTGTGTTTGGAATGCTAACAGATTCGAGGCAACAGAAGTATGAAATCGAAATGGCAAGAGAAGCGCGAAACAATGAGTTCGCAATTAAGTTCCAAGAAAGCCTCAATAGCGGTGACGGTGGTGCTTTCACTCGCGCTACTCGCAGGATGCTCGCGCTCATTGGAATGGGCACGATCTCATTCGTCACATGCATCACAGCAATTTTCCCATCAGTCCCACTACTTAGTACAACAAACATTACAGGGGAAGGAAAAACAGAGATACTTTTCGGACTCCTCAGTTTTCCATCAGAGCAAGCCAATTTGGTGGTCACCACCGGCCACCTCTGCCTCTTCCAAACATCAGTCGTGTTGCCGATGATAGTCGGATTTTATTTCACACCCGGAGGAAGAAGATGATGATTGATCGAGTTTCAGTAGCAGGCATAAGCGGTACTGCCGCAACCTTCGGGCTTTCGACAATAGATACATTCTTAGGCATTGCGGTAGGTGCAGTCACGCTAGTGTACATGTGCATCAAACTCTATCAGGAGTTAAAGAAGTAATGGCGAGGTACGAACCAATGGGCAGAATGGACGATCCTATCCTTACAGACGGGGATCGTGGTTTCCGTGGTATTGATAGTTACCTGGAGCCGACTAGCATTGAGGGAGGACTTGTCGAGGCATCAGAAAATATGCGACTAGATGGTGACCTTGCATCTGTGCGTAAAGGTATAGAGTTCAAGGCGGGTGCGGTAACTCTGACCTACGCAGGCGATGAACAAGTGTTTGCCTCAACTCTATTCAGCGACCCTGCGACAGGAAATGAGTTTATCGCAGTGGCGACTAAGAGCAAAGTAATCCTTTGGAACGATAGTAACAATAGCGGTATAGATATTGCCTACCCTGGTGGTCAGACAGTAGCAAGCGGTGATAATGCAAGCTTTGTGCAAGCTATGGAAAAACTCATCCTCTTTCGTGGAGAGAGTAAAGATCCACTTGAGTGGGATGGTGATTATACGACTCCAACAGCTTTTACCCTTAAGAACAATGCATCACCCACAGCAGGTAGAGTTGAATGTCCAAGCACTAATTTTGGCACATTCTTTTCCAACAGGCTAATCGTACCACAGCCTAGCGACTCAGATTACACAGTAATCATGTCTGATCTGTTGGACACAGATAACTTTTTTGCTACTGACTCGCAGTTTAGAATCAATCGTGGAACGGCAGACTTCTTGGTAGGATTTACTCCATACCTCGAAAATCAGCTACTCGTATTTTTTAGGAACAGTATTCATCTGATTAATAATGTGGCTACTACATCAGCCGCCGCAGTATTTGAGATTACCCGCCAAAGAGGATGTGTTGCTCGCAAGAGTATAGCCGCAAGTGGACCGCAAATATACTTCCTCTCTGATGATGGCGTGTTTACCCTGCAACAAGGCTTAGACCCCGCAAAAGGATTAGGAGTCGCAATCTCGAAGGTAAGTGGAGAAGCGATTCCACTATCCCGCCCAATACAGGATCAGTTCAAGGAAGTTAATTACGCCGCCGCAGACAAATCATGTGGTATTGTTTTTGACAATAAATATTTCTTAGCCTGTCCCACAGGTTCTTCTACAGATAATAACAAGGTATTCGTTTACGATATTTTAAACACAGCATGGACTTCAGTAGATTCATTCCCCGTAGGATTTGTAATTGATGACTTCGTCACAGTATTACATGGCAGTGACCCTCAGAAGCGAAGACTCTTCGCGGTCAGCGATAAGGGATGGCATCTCGTAGACGAAGCCGCTACCGATGTGACGGGAACAATCGGGAACGCAAGCACAACCTCAACCGCAATAAGTGCCAAACTGAAGACCCGCTCCTTCACATTCGGAAACATAGATGTCAAGAGTTGGAGAAGAGGGCAGTTGGGGTGCAATGTGAACAACGGGGATCAATTCACGATCAAAGTGAATACGACAGACCCGGATCGGACGAACACAGTCCACACGGAAAACTATTCGGGATCAGCGGAGGAGAAACTGATACGCTTTGGCAGTGGACGCGCGAGAGGTTACGCGGCAAGCGTAGAAATCGATGTGCAAGCGGGGAGGCCTAGCTTTCGCCATGTATCGCTTGAAGCGATAGCAGGCGGAGCGAATGCCAGGAGGGAAATCGCATAATGGCAATAACGGCAACAGTTACCCGTGGTTTTACCTTTGCCACAGGCGTGGAAGTGGATTCAGCGTCTCTTAATCAATTGGGTGAGCCAACTGTCACCATCAATGAGGGCGATGTTGCGATAACAGGCGGAAGTATAAGTGGACTTACTTCTCCCATTGCAATTGCAGATGGAGGCACAGGATCGACTACCGCAAGTGCCGCTCGTAGTGCGTTGGGCTTAGGTACTGCGGCAACTCAAGCAACTACTGCATTTTTGCAACCTAGTAATAATTTGAGTGATGTAACTACTGCATCTACCGCACGGACGAATTTGGGCTTAGGCACAATTGCAACTCAAGCAAGTAATTCAATTAGCGTAACAGGCGGAACTATGAGCGGTGTGTTGGTTACACTGCCAAGCTACGCAGTCGCAGGTCTACCAAGTGCAGGGACCGCCGGAAGAATAGTATTCTGCACTGATGGAGATAGCGGAAGTAAATGCCTAGCAGTGGACGATGGCACTGCATGGAAAAGAGTAGCGTTAGGAGCAACAGTATCAGCAACATGAACATACTACTCAAAGCTAAAAATCTGTACGATCAATGTGAGATTGATATGCATCAGGATATAGCCGCCTACTGTGGCAATGGCTATGTGTTTATTACGCCTGATAGTTTTCTTCTAGGCAAAGCGGTTGATTCAAAAAGCGAGGTAAAACCGCAAGATCAGTGGAATGTAAAAAATCCTGATGCATGGTATGTGCATATGGCGATTGGCGGAGTAAAAGAATTTATAAGAAAAATCCCGTACAGACTTCCCAAAGTAGGATGGAGCCGGGCAACAAAAAACCAACCGATTCGGTGGTATGATTTTAATAAAATTCAGAGGAGAATTAACTAATGAGTAGTCCTGATATCAATTATCCGAGTACCCCGTCTTATGGCGAAAGTTTAGCCGAGGCTCTTAAAGCACAAGCAGAATTTCTGCAAGGCACAGGAGACTTTGAAGAAACAGGCTCACTCGAAAGTTTGTTACCACTCGAAGAGAGTGTGCGTAAGAAGACTGCACAAACTGATACAGATGTTTTGCGTCAGACATTGTTAGGTACACGCCAAGAGGAGACAAAAGGCACTTACGATGATGAGGGGAGGCTAGTCGTTGGATATGAAGATGGAAAATCTGCCGAGACGAAAGAAATTACGCCTAATATAAGTTTTAGACAGGCAACCAAAGCAAAGGATGGCGTAGATGGTGGTTTCTTTATAAGTGGCGGTGCTAGAGACCCTGACTATCACCTAAGCGTCATGGAGTTTAAGGATAGTGACGACAATATAGTTCATACAAAATATATAACATCAGAAAAAACTGCGGGTGCTCTAGAAAGAACATTTAATAGTGCGTCAAGTGTTGAAGATTTTTTAGGAGACAGAGATGTACACGGATTTGCTGATGAATTTAAAGATGTTCAACTTTTAAAAGACAAGCCGGGCTTGAAGTATGGGGATTCTAATGTAAATAAAATAGAAATTACAGTCCCAAGAACTGACTCAACACCTATTTACGGAAAAGATCCTGATGGCAATGTAATCACTGATAAGTCAAAAGCAGGTCAGACAGAAACAATACCTGCATCATTCTCCAATGACGGATTAATTAATCTGCTTGGTGATAGTCGAAATTTACAAGAGACGCGAAAGTTAAGTAAAGATGAACAAGCATTAAGGTTAGTTGAGCAAAATCCTGAACTAAATGCTTTGTACAACAAAGTTC